GTGCGTTATGTGGTGATTTCATAAACGCATTCCAACGCAATAAATTACGAGGCTACAGTGCCATTGGTATGGATTGTGAATCTATAGAATGGTCTGACTTACTCAACCGCTGGAAGGCTGTTGGGAAAAGAGGATTTGATGGAGATTTTAAATCTTATGATAGTTCACTGTATGCCAGAGCTATTGGTGATTCCATGGAACTAATTTCAGATTGGTATGATTTATATCGAGAGAGTTATAATGTCCAGTTCCATAAAGTGGATTTCACTTTGACAAAGCAAGACGCACGTATGATGAGACGTATCCTGGCAGATGAACTCATTCACACTAATGTATTATCCTTGAACTTAGTGTTGCAAAAACATCAAGGAAATCCATCAGGAAACCCTCTCACTGTAATATTAAATACAATGGTGAATATGATTTACATAAGAACAGCTTTTTATGTTTTACATCGTTGTGAGATAGGCTTGTTTAACAAGCATGTGTGTTTAATAGCATATGGTGATGATAACGGAGTCTCAGTAAGCAGAGTTGTTGAAGAGACTTTTAACTTTACAACAGTTAGTAACGTTTTTGCTTCCTGGGGATTGATCTATACCCCTGCTGACAAGAGTAATGTTATATTATCATTAAAACCGATAAATGATTTGCGCTTCTTGAAACGAACATCTAGGTGGAATGGATTTATGTATGTCCCAAATATTGACCTGAATACAATCAATGAACTTACTAATTGGACAAGAGGTAAGACAGATGAAGAACAGAGGGCGCAATGTAGAGAGAATTGTCAATCTGCATTGGAATACGGATACTTTTATGGTGAGCAGTGGTTCATTAGATTTAAGACCAAACTTGACAAGGCGTTGAAAGTTGCCAGACTGGAGCCGATAAACCTGACATATGGTGTATTTCACCAGAATTTCCTTACGAAATTGGAGGGGTAGTTTAATATCATGAGAAAGTTGAATTTTTAGCTGAAGAGTTTTTAATTTGATTTAAGCAAATATGTTTTCTCTTTGACTGAATCTTTGAATCCTG